AAACTGGACTTTGATGCAGGAAATATTAGTGCCTGACTTAGAGGACGGCGGGAATGTTTTTTATTCGATGTCGGTAATAAATACCGATAAGGGTTACTTTGGTTTTTTAAATACATTCTTACCCGATCCGGATTTCACTTCCGGCAATACCGAAACAATGGACGTTCAGTTGGTATGGAGTGCAGACGGAATAACAAATTGGAAAAGACTGAATGACAGAAAGCCAATCATTGAACGTGAAAGTTATACAAAGAATATTCATGCCTGTGCTTCGGTCATAGGTGATGAAGTTTTTATTGCAACAATTTCAACGGGGATGTTTCATAATTTCTTTGCGGTTGACAGGGAAAGCAAATTCTATTTTACGGAACTGTACAGAATCCCTTTGGCAGAATTGTATAAATATCTATTGTAATTGAATTTTAAATAATTTAATTTTGCAAAGAATGGCAGAGTTACAAACGCAGGAATTGAAAAAGTTACTTGAAAAAGTTAAGGAATTACACGATGTGATTATGAGAGATGAAGATAGAACTGGATCAATTATGATCCATATAAATCAGGGTAAAATATGTAAGCCGAGTGTGACTATAAAATAGTTCTTAAAAATATATTCAGTACAAGAATCTAAATTTAAAAGGATTTTTAAAGTATGTATTTACTTTATAAATCCTTTTTTCATTTTATGAAATTATTAGAAAAATATTTTATAAATCTTTCCAAAAGTTTCCTTCAGACAAAAGGAGTTTCATTTAATGATTTTGATGATGCTTTTTTTGTTGCCGATTCAATCCCGCAATCAAGAAAAAAATTTCAGAACTACTCTTCATGGACGGGCGATTGTGCTGATATATGGGGGAAGTGGTTTACTAAAGCCGTATTCAGATTATATGAAAAAGGGGATAATGAAGAGATTGAATCTCATCCTATAATCTCAATGCTTAACCGTCCTAATTCTTTTCAAACGAGGTGGGAAGTATTATTCCGGGTCGCACATCATATAATTTATTACGGGAATTGTTATCTGCATTTGCAACGTGATAAGCTAAAAGTACCGAGAGAATTTATACAGCTTAATCCTTTGGCAGTAACTCCGATGTCCGGGCAGGGAAAATATTTATCTCATTATAAATTTTTTAACGGAAAGACTTATGAACAAATCCCAAAAGAAGACATAATCCATTTCAAGAATCCCGACGCTGATAATTTACTTGTTGGGAAACCAGTACTTGCAAAAGTATTCAACCAGGCAGAAGTTGATTTTTTACAAACCATGTACCAAAAGTCTTTCTATGAAAAAGGCGGGTTTATGGGTTTGACTTTTTCGACTGAACAAAATATGAGTGATACGGCGTTCACACGGGCTTGGAATATGATACGTGGAAGATTCAGCGGAGCAGGTCAAAGTTATAATGTTGGTTTGGTTGATTCGGGATTAAAACCAATCAACGCAACTCATTCGATTAAGGATATGGATATTTCACAGCAGAGAATATTAACCCGTGATGAAATAACTGCAGCGTTTGAAGTTCAGAAATTACTTCTTGGAATCGGCGAGGCAACTAACAGAGCTACGGCAGAAGTTGCTATATATCTATTCGTGAGCGGCGTGGTTGATCCGTACATGGATTACATAGATCAGACCTTAACGAATCAGTTATGCTATCAGTTTGATGAATCGTATTATATTAAGCATGATACCTTAGCAAATAAGGATGTATTAACTGACTTACAATATTATGCAAACGGAATTCAAAACGGATGGTTGACGCAGAACGAAGTAAGGGAACTTGAGAATTATGAAGAGTTACCGATTGAATCTATGAATGTTCCGCTTGTAAAAAATCCGGTAAACGTTACAGTAAATTAAAAATTTAAAAATGGAAAATTTAACAAAACAATTTCAAACAGATGTTAAAGATGTAAACGAGAATGACAGAACTATTACTCATTACATTTCGACTATCAATGTAGATTCTTACCGCGAAGTTCTCATGCCTAAAGGTATGGATGACAGCAAATTTAAAGCAGTGCTTTGGAGTCATGAGCGGGATACTTGGAGTATTATACAAGGCAGTTCTAAACCGTCACAGTTAGTAATAGGTAAATCACTCTGGAGAACTCCTGACAATTACGGGGTACTTGCAAAAACACAATTTGCAGAAACGCCGTTAGCTGAAGACGTCTATCAGTTCAACAAACAGGGTTATATAAATTCGTGGAGTGTTGGTTGGATGCCTAAGGGAGATGTTGTGATAAGGGATGACGGCGTTAAGCAGTTTGACAATTGGTATTTATACGAATATTCAGCAGTGATATTTCCGGCTAATAATGAAAGTGTAAATCTTTCAAATGAGAATTATGAACTGATGTTTAAATCTGCTCAGTCCGAAGAAGTGAAATCATACTTTGAAATCAAGACGTTTAAAGATTCCATAATTAACTTTTCGAAGAATTACATTGAACAGGATCAGAGGTTGCTTGAGGTATTGACGGAAATAAAATCTTTATCAGAATTTAAAGAGACAATTACAAATTCAATTAACGAAATAAAGGAAAGTTTGGAAGCCAAGAAAAATATTCGGGAGACTGTAAGCGAAAAAAGAATTTCACAGGACGAGTTAAAATCACTTGTGAAATCTTCCGTAGCCGGAGCAGTTAGGAATATCACAGGCAGAAAAATATAAATTAAAAATTAAACTTAAAAATAATGGAACCTGAAAAAAAAGAAGACGAAACTTTTACAATGTCAAAGGCTGATTTTGAAAACTCTATAAAATTAACTCTTGAATCATTTGTAAAGGAAACAGGAATAACAAAGGTTGCTGAGGTCGGTATCGAAGCTAAGAAAGTTCTTGAAAAAGAACATCCCGGTTACGCTTTTCATAAGTCATTGATTGACGTGAGGAATGGCGGCGGGGCTGAATACAGAGCAAAGGTTATGACAGTCGGTACAGATGCAGACGGTGGTTACTTAGTACCGGATCTGACCGAAGCGAGAATCCTTGAAATATTAAAAACAGCGGGTCAGGCGAGGCAGTTAATGACAGTAATGCCGATGACAGGGAATGTTTTAACTATCCCCGCTGAACTTGTCAAACCTACTGTGTCATGGGTCGGTGAGGGTGTTTCGATTGCAGTTTCAAATGCGACATTACAGCCGATCACATTAACTCCAAAGAAGGCGGCTGTTATTGCGGCTTTAACAAACGAGTTAATGACAGATGCAAACCCGGACATCGGAAACTATGTAATGAGAGCAATGGCAGAAAGTTACTACATTGCAGAAGATACGGCAATATTCGGAAGTGCGACTTCGCCGTTTACTTCATTGTTCTATCTCTCAAATACTTTCGGCGCAACTACCACACAAGCGGCAGCGAATGCGGTTGTGGCTCCGACGTATGCTTTGTTAGTCAGTACCTTACTTGCAATTGACCAGGCTAAGCTGTTAGGTGCAACATGGATGATGTCAAGAAGTGTATTTGCACTTGTTAAAAATATTCTTGATGGAAATTCACTACCGATATTCTCTCCGGCTTCAGAAAATGTTCCGGCTACAATATTAGGTTACCCGGTTGTAATAGTTGAGAAAGCTCCATCGAGTGCGACTGTTAATGACAAGGTATATACAATAATCGGTAATGCGAAGACTTCTATAATCGGTGATGTTGCAGGAATGCAGTTTGCAGTTTCTAATTCCGGTTCGGTCGGAGGCACATCAGCGTTTGAATATGATCTGACACATATAAGACTGGTTAAGCGAACAGCTTACAGTAATGGACTGCTTGAGAACTATTCAGCGTTAAGAGCAGGACACAGTTAATAGTAATATTTTTGGGAGCTTCTCGCGGGGAGCTCCTGAATTAAAAATAAAATAAAATGTTAATAGCAAAAACAAATATAAGCATCGGGGATTATTACTTTGACAAAGGATCTGAAGTAATACTTCCAAAGGAACTAATAGGCAGGGTAAGAGGGCTTTGTGATGAAGTTCCGGGAAAGTCTACTGAATGTGAAGAAGTCCCGGAAGTAAAGGAAAAGTTAATGAAGACCGATATGATGAAAGACAAAAAATTAAAATCTTACAAAAACAAATGAGCAAAGTTTCAGCCTGTATAATTACTAAAGACAGATATAGTATTTCAAATACTATTAAATCCGTGACCGATAAAGTCAAAGAAATAATCATTGTTGACACGGGATCACAGCCGGAATACTTGGAGTTTTTACAGGACTTAAAAAAACGAAACAATAAAATAAAATTATATAATTATGTTTGGAATGGTTCGTTTTCTAAAGCAAGGAATTTTTCAATTGATAAAGCTAAAGGTGATTGGATTTTAATCATAGATTCTGATGAAGTATTTGAGGGTGAAATTTATAACATCGATAAAAAATATACTCATTGCTTTATGCCGGTATATAAATTCATAAATGATAAGCCTGAGTTTCAGCAAACAGGAATAAGGATATTCAGAAATGAGCCGAAGATAAGGTATGAATATAATATTCATGAAACGATTGAGAATAATGTTGATATAAAAAATGCGTGTACTATAACAGATTGCAAGATTGTTCATTACGGATTTTCCGAAGAACAGCAAAAAGTCAGAATGAAACGGAATTATAAAATGCTAATGGAAGACAAGGAAAACCCGTATGCAGTATTTTACTTAAACGCTTATAGATTAGTTGATAAGGAATTATACTTATGATAACCTTAACAGAATTTAAACAGTATCTGAACATTGTTGAAACCGAGTATGATGCTCAATTGCAGGGCTTCATCACATCTGCAATTACCCAGCTTAATTCTCTATGTAACAGGGAATTTATAAAGAATGATTATACTGAAGTTATCGAATGGAATTTATTTTCTAATGCAATTTACTTGAAAAGCAGTCCGATCAATTCGGTTACTTCTATAAAATATTATGATAGTAATTCCTTTGTAAATGTCAGTGGCACTATTGCTGATTATGTCGAGAATATGGAATCATACTTGTATCTGAAAAATGTATTTAGTTTAAGAGGAAAAAGGTTACAGGTAGTTTACAACGGCGGTTATAAATTTGTAAACGGGACGGGAAAAGTAAAAGTATTGACGGGTTCGGCTAATGTACTTGGATTGTTTGATACTGTTTTCACAGATGAAATAGAAGTTAATGACTATCTATGTTTCGACGGATTAAAAATAAAAGTTACTGCAATTACAGATGACTCACATTTGATTCTTGAAGGTCCTGTAAGTGAAGATCACATCTCAACGGGTTTTACAATTTCAAATGTGCCGGAAGACTTAAGGCAGTCATGCAAGGAATTAGCAACTAAATTATATAATGATTCAAGTATTGGGAATAATACTTTATTGAAATCAAGTGATTCAATTTCCGGTCAGACTTCCGGGACTTCGACACAATACAAGGATTTAGATTTAACAAATATAATTTCTAACTACAGATTTCAGAACGTATGAAAACAGAAGATTGGAAATGTGTTATATTGAGTTCAATCAAAGATGAAAAATCTTTGATTAATATTGCGGAAATACTTAAGGATTATGATGAAGCAAAAAATGAATTAAAGAATAAAGGATATTGGGATTACAATAATATGACTACTTCAGTAAATGAGTTGAAAACAAATTACAGGCATATTTATAAATTCAAATTCATAAGAGATTTAAGAAAAAAATATATTCTTAATAAATTCTTTCCCGGTATAACGTGGAATGATATAGAAAAAATATGAACATAAGAGAAGCCATATTGATTAAACTCGAAGAGGATTTACCGGACTTACAATCTTTGAACGGGTATGAGTTAAATTACAACACGATTGTAAAGGGCTATCTTAGTTTAAATGATTGTAAGAATTTCCCTACAGTATGTTATGATTTGAGTTCTGTCAGTTCAGCTTCGGCGGGTGAAACAGTTCAGCAGAATCTTAATACTTCAAGACTTATTATTTGGATCTATGTTTCAGAGTTCAAGGAAAAAGGAAAAGTGATGAACATAAGAGAACAGGCAATTTCAGATATAACAAAGTTTGTAATGCAGGATACTTCGGTAACTCATTGCTTAAGACTTGATGAAGTTCTATCAAGCGAGGGGGCGGGTGTTTCAGATTGGAATATTGACATAGAACATTCGACAGATTATGCAGAGGGGAAAGCGGTTATACAGGCAACAATAAATATTTCATATTATGAATTTCACACACAGAATATAAATTATGGATAAGAGAATACCATTACACGCTAAGGATATAACAGGCGACTTGCAGACGTTAAGCGGGTATGTAGTAGCTTTGCGTTCGGGTACATTTGCAAGTAATAATATTCTTGGAGTTGAGGCAACTGAACAGCCGGGATATTATGACTTTACAGGAATTGAAACTAATGTAGCTTATCAGCTTTGGGCGGGTACAACTGTTTCAACTCTGACAAGAAACACAACTTTCAGCGGTGATGACGGGACTGTAATATACGGAGTTAGTGATGCTAATTTTCTTGACGCTGCCGACTTTGAAGACAATCAGATAATCGTAAAGAAAACTATTGAAGGAGTTGAGCAGCTGATTCCTTATGATTTGCAGGACTTGATAACAGATGAAGGGATTGAAGTTGATTCTGCGGGTGTTG